AGCCGAAGGTAGGCGTAGTGGAGTTTGACGATTCGAGTTTGACCGTGCGCATGGCAAAGTTCCACTGGCCCATCTGCAGACAGCGATTGATAGCATCGTTGTCCCATATGTCGTCCAGCTTGTACCGCATCTCCATCCCGCAACGGTAGTCACCAGCCCACAGGTCTTCGCCCCAGATGGCGGTAGTGTCGGTGGTGGCAGCGCCCGTGACGCCCTGCGCCACACCGCTGGCAAGTTGCGTAGCGATGATGTTGAATACCGTGCCATTGGCCGAGTTGCCAGCGGCCCAGTTGCCTTCCTCGAAGTCCGTCACGGCCCCCTCCAAGAGGCCTCCGCCGTGGAAGTCCTCGAAGATGAAGCTCACGCTCCTCCACGCCATTGGGTAGAGGAAGTACGCCTCGTTGGAGCTAGATGGCCCCATCAGCCCGAGGTGCCTGAACCCACTTGGGAATGAATGTCGTCCGTATCCTGATCCTTCTGGCATCTGCCTATCCTTTCAATAGCCCGCGATCTTTTGAGTCGCGGCCAGTGCCTTTTGTTGTTCTTCTATGTCTTTGGGGTAAACGACCTGATAACCCTTCTTGAATCCTCGGAGGGTTATTACCCCGTCCTTCGATAGTTCTTCGTGTGGGTATATCTGTACGAACCGCCAGTGGTCGGCGGCCATGATCTCCTTGATCTCTTGCTCAGGGGCTTCGTCTAGCGTCTGCCGGGAGGCGTGCTCCACCTTCGCCCGCACGGCCCAGACGCACTTGAACCCCTGCCCCCACGCTTCAATGCAGAGTGCGAGATCAGAGCAGTGGAGCTTGAGTTCCGTATTCCATCCACCCAGCCTCGTCAGCATTGAGCGACGCACGAGCATGCAAGCCCCGATGAGGTGCCGCACTGTGATGTAGGCCGGGTACTCCCCGTTTTCCTGCGGCGCGTTTGCTTCGTCTGATTGGTAGTCACCGCAGCGGAGCGTCGGGCCGACTACCCCCACTTCCTTGTCGCCCATCGCCCCCAACATTTGCCTCATTGCGTCTTCGTTCATCACGCAGTCGTCGTTGAGGAACAGCACGAAGTCGGCCTTACCGCCCCTCCAGCCGGACTCCACCTGCTGCGTGAAGCCCCATTCTGGGCGGGTAACGATGGTTACGGACGCTGCCCACTCTTTACAGGAGTCGAACGCCTTGAGCGCGTTCTGGGGGTCTCTGGTGGGGATTACAACGTCAATCAACGTCGGCGGTCTCTTTCTTCAGCTTCTCGAACCGCTCCTGAATCTCCCTGGGTGGTTTGTCGCCCTTCAGCCTGCCCATCGCCTCGGGGGTCTCCTCAATCCCCTCACAGGCGATGTGCCAGAACTTCCCTACGTGCGTCAGGGACAGCGGTTGTGGAGCAAGAATCGTCTGGGCCATGTCCTCTATCCGGTGAACATACGGCCCGACGTGCCCCACCCGGATGGCGGGGTTGATGTAGGACTGAAACCCCAATTTCATCGCCCGCTCCGAGAACGAGTAGTCCTCTGAGAGCTTGATTAGCCCTCCGTTCCCTTTCCCGAGGTCGTAATGCATCGTCTCGTAGAAGTCGTAGAACGCCCGCTTGTCCTCCTCTTCGTGGAGCAGGGGCATCCCCGTATCTACCATCGCCTGAAACACCCTGCGGGCCACCGCCACGCAACCCGTCGCTATCCAGCGGATGGGAACGGGAGTGGTGTCGTGGGCGAACTCGATGCACTGGTCTTCCTTGAAGTAGGAGGCCGGGAACGTCCGCGCCGTCGAGCGGCAGATATACACCGCCCCAACGATACCGAACTCCTCGGCTTGCTCGCACATCAGGTCAATCGCTTCCTTCTTGAAATCTATGATGTCCGAGTCCAGCGAGAGGTGTATATCGGCGTCGGTGTGCCGAAGGAAGTACGTTGCGCTCATCCCCCTGACGCGCTCCATCAGAGCGTCGCCAATCTGGGGGAAGTAAGCGTACTTCGGATCGCGCAGGAGCGGAGCCATTGCCTTCATGTGCAGCGGGTCTACCGCCCTGCCCACAGCGTTGCCCATATAGATCATCACGCCGTTACGGGCTCCTTGTGAGCGCCTAGTTGGTGTCCTCGTAGCTGCTTCTGGGGAGGCACGTCCTTCTCGGAATTCGGTGCCCACCCGCACTCACAGGAGAAGTCGGCGCGGACACTGGGAGACTCGGCCCCGCCGAACTCCCACGTCTTTGACTGACGTTCGGAGGAGTAGGCTTCATCGAAGTCGATGCCCACCTTCTCGCCGTACTTCGCCATCCTGTCGGCGTCCCAGTCGTGCATGGTGCTCAGGTGCCGCGCCAGCGGCCCGATCCCGCCTACGCCATTAACGACTCCGAACGGCGCTCGGTCACACTCCGGGCAGAAAAGCTCAACGACCTTGTGTCCTTCAAGCTGGGGGAACTTCACTCCCTCTTCCTTGAGCTTCATCATGTACGGGCAGGGCGGGTCGTCGTCGTTGCCGTAGCTACAGTCAGTTGGCAGATCGGCTGGGTTGTACCAGCGAAGCGTTAGAACCTGATCCACGGGGAACGCCTCTGGGCCACCCTCTTGCAGGAAGATCGACTCCCACTGGTTCGTGTGCCCATCAATGAGTTCGCCAAACTGCTTCAATGGAGTGAACCCTTTGTAGTCTTCCAGCCTGTCCTGCTTGCCGTGCTTCCGGCCCTTGACTGTGATCCAGTTGGCCTCTGACCCCCTGTCCGGCTTGCGGTAGTACATGTGCTTCTCGTACTTCGATCTCTTTCCCCTGCGGGGCATATCCGGGTTGAACGCTTCTGGCATGATTAGCCTCCTACTATTAGTGTTCCGTTCTCTTCTGATTCCTTGCCGTGAGTGGCGAGGAACTTTCCTTTGATATAGAAAGTGATCCCGTGTTTGTACTCCTGCTCAGGGTCAATCAGTCTCGGCCCCTTACCGTCAGGTGCCCACGTCCCATGCGCCTTCGAGCGCCACATCCCCTGCGGAATGAGGTGGTTCCCTTCCTCGAAGTTCTCCATCGAAGCACCCTTGGACATGTCCATCCTGTTTCTGAACGGGCCGTAGAGGAGCATCTGGTGCTCTCCCTCCTGGGGTCTGTTGCCCTGTTGTTTCATGTAGCGGACGAAGATTCTGGCTTCCTGCACCGCCTTTCTCTTCAGCACATCGAAGGGGTAAGACTCCCGCATCAGGCCGATGGGAGTGCCCTTGTGGGGCCGCCCGCCAAACCGTTGCCAGCGCAGTACGAGTTCGGGATCGACAATGAACTTGCACGTTATCGTCGTTGGCGCAGAGAGAGTGATGGACTCTCTGTCTAGCTGGTAGGCATTGGTCATAGCGCCACATCCTGATCTCCGGTACAATGTAGTGGTGAGAAAGGAGTCCCATGAATAACCCCCACCCCACCACTACATGTCCCGATTGTGGCAACGCAATGGACGCCCGATCCAAGCGCTGCCGTGACTGTTTTCGTGGCACACTTCCCACCTGCCGTGATTGCGGCAAGCAGCTTGGCCGCGACGGACAGAAACAATGCCGTCCATGCTGGATGGCAGAACACACCGCGAAGAGCAGTCGCCCCACCTGCACGGACTGTGGAAAGCGCATTTCGTGGCTTGCGAAACGATGCTGGGAACATGAAATGCAATACCGAAGCAGCAAGTCTATTCGTGTCCAGCAAGAGTTGATGCGCGCTGTGCGCTCCGACCTGAAGAACCCGAACAGCCGAAAGAATCGACTCAGGCGATGGAACGCCATCCCGCTTCGTAGACTCCTCGGGCCAAAGCCGTGTGCTTCTTGCGGATATGACAAACTGCCGTCCCGCGTACACCGACTCGATCCCGAGAAGGGCTACGTGCTGGGTAACGTCGTTCAAGTCTGCCCTCGCTGCCATGATGAAGTTCATGCCAAGCTCAGGGTTGCCCCAATCGCCGCCACGCTGTAGGGGTAGAAATCACGGGCCACGCAGTCCGACGTTGAACCTGTCGTCCGGGGTCGTGGACGCCAGCGTCCGGGGTAGGATCAGGTGCTCGTCGAAGCCGTAGATGATGTCACAGACAACACCCCAGCCAATCTCCAGGTTCTCCCACTGCGTGTGGGGGGTTACGCCTCGCTGAATGGCGAGTACGTTGCCCTTCTTGTGGCAGAACCACGAGTAAGACTGACCCGACGTGGACGGGTTATTGCTCGCCAGTGACGAGACATGCGTAGTTGCGCCGTAGACAGGCTTCGTGATGCGCCCGGTAGCCACGGCCCCGGTCGGGCCGTAGTCACCACTCACGAACACGTCCTGCTTGAGCAGGGACGCATGAGTGGCAGGGCTCATGTAGAAGAACCTGTCCGTCTCCGGCACATCACCATCATCGAGGTACTGAACCGCCCGGATGATGTTGTCCGTGGTCGGGTCTGAGCCCAGCGCGCCGACAAGCTGCGAGAAGTCAGACGGCTGAGAGGCCAGGCCCGATGTCAGGTCGCCCTCTACAACGCTCATCAGCGAGTAGGTGGCGGCCTGCGTGTATTCCGCCCTGACGGCGTACTGAGACTGGATTTCCGCGATGTCTTCTACGAGGAAGCCCACATATCCCTGAAGGTTCACTGTCAGGGTGTCCTGCGTCTCAGTGACGTTGGAGTACGTGCCAGGGGTGTCGGCAGTCTTGAAACGGACTGCCGGGTTGGCACGGTCAGGGATGTTGACTACATCACCGACCGCAAGATCGTCCTCGAAGCGGCGGTCAACGAGGTCAGAGAGGCCAATCCAGCCCTCTCCGGCATCTTCTAGCTCCTTCGCCCACTTCGTAGGAATCCAGTTAGCTGCGGTGCTAACCGTTACCGTATTGATTCCCATGATTTATCTCCTATCCATGTTGTTCGGTGTATTGATCCACCCGATTCTCCTCCGCGAGCTTCTGGCGCTCTTTGCGGGTCAGATCGGCGTATGGTTTGTGGCCCCCGCCGGAGCCCTTGGCCTCGCCCGGCCCCTTACCTTCGCGCTCGTTTGCCTTCTCGCGCTCGGTGGCGGTGCCGTCTCGGCTCCTCACCCCTCTGTCAAAGCCCTTCTTGTCCACGGCCTTGAACACGTCTTTGAAAAAGTCCGTGAGGGCTTCTGTGCCGCCCGTGCCTGCCTTCTCTCCCTCGTCAAGGACATACTCATCTGAGGCGTCAAAGTAAGGAGCCCCGGTCTGGGGGTTGGCACCCACCTGCTTTAGTAGCCGCTCAAAATACGGCGTCGCCAAATCAGGACTGTCGAGCAGG